TTCGCAGCCGCAATAAGCACAGCGACCGCCAAACTTCATGCGTAGCTCTGCACGTTGTTTTTTCGTCAGCGCCATCTCACTCCCCCTTCACGCCAATGCCAGCGGCGCGGACAACAATTGGGTTAACTCCAGACTCTCTCAGTCGAGCTATTACTTCTTCTTCAATCAGCATCTGAAATCCATTAACTTCAGTGCCGGTTGGAAGTTTCACGGTCCGCGCCTCCAGTTCTGCTACGCGCTGTCGTAACCCTTCGATTTCTCCGTTACGAGATATCAAATCACGGGCCATGCTCTCGTTTTCATCCAGCAGAGCCAGCACGGTCAAAGGAGTGACGATGGCAGCGAATCTCTTATTGGCCTCAATGCCTTTCGTGTAACGCTTGATGATTCCCAGCTCGTGTGCATCAGTTGCTAATTGGTGCAGAGCCTGTTTGTTGAGTGCTGTCATTGGGCGGACTCCCAGCAAAGTTGAGTTTTGTATGCGCTCTTAACGCGCTTAACTTTTCCGGCTGCTTCCAGCTTCTTCAGTCTGCGCAACACGTAGGCTGTATCGAGAGGCCAGAATTGGCGGCGGAGAACGTTAGTCACAAAGTAGGTCATGCAGTTTCCACGCTCAGTCAGCACCTGGATGATTTCTTCATCGGTTGGTTTGCTCATAGCGCGGCTCCTTTGCGAAGTTGGGCGGCGAACTCGCAAACTGTTACACCACCTTCCTCTGTGTAATCTGCTGATGAGATATGCAGGCCGTGGACAATACTGCCGTCGTCACGTTGAATGTTGCCAACCCACAGTAGTCCGTCAGTAAAATCACCGTACCCGGATTCATGACCGTCACCACATTGCGAGCAAATTGACTCAATGTCGGATGGCTCAAGGAAGATTTGTTGAGGCACAAGCACGTAACCTTCAGGGATTGCACTTGCCCGCACTTCAGCCAGGAAAGCGTCGGTGGCTGGGGTTTTGACATCACACATGAACTCAAGCGCATCGTTCCCATCAAGATTGCAGAACTCCCATGCAGACGAATAGAACTCGATACCAGGCCAGGTTGCGAGCTTATTCATTTTGTCATTCAGCGTTACATTCTCCTCCGCCAGCTCCCTGCACTTGCTCTCGGCGTTAGCGAGATGTACTGCCAGTTCTGCATTTTGTGATTGCAGCTCAGAGAATTTGCGCACCAGATACTGCGCATTGCTCTCGTTAACTTTCATGTCGCCTGGCAGACATTTGCCACGGAGAAAACCTTCCATTTCGTATAAAGTCATAATCCTACCCTCATAAAAAAGGCCCGCGATGCGAGCCTGTTAATTTGTTAATTCGTCTGGTAAATCGACTTCATCACCGAGTTTTGAGAACACAACGGCTCGGCATATTGCTACCCTTGGGTTATCTGCAATTAGCTCTCGCCTTTTCCCTGGATGACCAGACTCATTGACACCTACCCAGTGAAAGAATTTTCCTGTAGATGGGTCTTTGGACTGGTAGCAACTTACAGGCAGGCTTTCCATTAACTCTCCGCATTGCGACCAATCTGTAGATGGAGAAAAAACATATCGGCTATGCCTCTTGGCGCTTTCTCCGCAAAGTTGGTGCATTTCATTCAGGTAAACCTGCGCGTCTTGTGGTCGAGTAATTACGCCGCCAAGAGCTAATGCCACGGCAACATCTAATTGCGCTCCGACCAAATCGGATGTTTTAACTTTCACCATTTCCTCCGGGCATAAAAAAGGCCGACTATCACGGCCACACTTGCAGATAGCTCTGCTATGTAAGGTTCAGTCATGCTCGCCTCAGTGATTTCATTGTTTGATGATGTCGAATGCGGGTACGAGATTAGACACGTAAGCGCCGTAGTTGCAGACGTATTCCTGTTTACTGTCCGGCCCCTCAACCCACAAATCACGGTCACAAAGTGGAGTGAATTGCCCGGCTTCACGGCACTGGTTATTTTCAAAGAACCCCAGCGTAAAGCGGTAAACTTCTAACGTGTACTCCAATACTTCAATCCCTCTCCAACTGTCGTCACGAGTCCATCTGATTACGTCACCTGCTTTTGGCTCAGTCATGCTCGCTTCACTCCGAATGTCTTAACCAGTGCCGACTCCATGCGACCTACACAGGAGCGGATACGGGCTATCTCTGTCTCTGGAAACATGCTGGATGCCATCTGCTCCAATGCGCCTTTAAGTGGCTTGCTCTCAACCTTTTCGATACGGGCCAGAGCAAAGGCCTTGAGCGACTGCTTGATGCTTCTACCATCTACGCGAGCACATGCGCGGCATAGTTCAGCGTGGAGGATGGTTTCAGGGAATTCCGGGTACTCAGCTTCGATAATTTCCCGGGTGTTACGTGCTTCTTTCATGTTCGTCACCTTATGTTGTTGCTTGCCCATACCTCGTCATATTCCGACTGCGGCATATTGGCGATGTAGCTAAATGGAGATGCGGTTTCGGTTGGTAAAAACTGGTGTGATGCAGGGTCGAGATACAGCGGAATTCCACCTTCCCATCCCTCGCCATTACGCTGCTTTTCAAGCATCAAAACTGAAGCAGGTGCAGCTAACGCTTTACGTTCCTTGTCATCCAGTTCTTCACCCTGCTGATCTTTCTGAATTGCCTTCTCACGAAGTTTGTTTCTCCAGATGATGAACAGGTTATCGGTTAGGTCGGTTATCGACCCTGACCCCTTAACGTCCATCTTCCCTGTAGGCTTCTCCTCGCTATCACCTTTGCGACTGTGAGTAACGAGTAGGACGTGGGTATTGGTTTTGTTTTTGAAGTCACACAGAGCGTCTACGAAGGCTTTCTGTCCGTTGTAGTCATCATCCCCTATTCCGCACTTCATCAGGCTGTCGATAATGAACAACTCAATGCCGTATCGCTTCCATGCGTAGGTGAAGATTTCGATCAGCCGATCAGCCTTTGCGGTTCCCGTCAGGCCGAATAGCCATAGCCTGTCGTCGTAAAATTTGAAGGCAGATTCAATTTCAAGTTGCGGGGGAAGTTTCAGGCAAGTTGATTGTCTGGTAAGGCGTTTAAGTAAAATGCCGGGCTTAATCTCCAGCGAGGCGATGCAGGTCTTAACCCCCTGACGCATGGCTTCCAGAGATATATGACCAACTACTTCAGTCTTTCCATGCCCGTTAACGCCGTTAACCAGTGACAACTCAGCCTGGCGGAAGGCGAAATTGTGATTCAGGCATTCCCACGGGCTGTAAAACAGGCTTTGCTCTTTTCCGTAGAAGGCGTTGATAGTGTCCTGATAAAACTCTCTGGCACTGTAAAGTTCCTCCGGGTCAAAAAATGATGCCCGTTCAAGATATCCAACGATGTCGTCTGAAGAGATTCCAGCCATCAGACATTCATTGATATCTTTGTGAGGCAGTTTTACCAGCCGGCAGCGGTGTTCACCGAGACGAGTTGCAATCTCTCTGGCGGCAGCCTGGCCTACTTCGTCGCTGTCCATGCTGATCCAGATTTCGTCGAACCGGTCGAGGTTGTGATACTCGAACTCTATCCACTGCTGTTTTGCCCCCTTCCCCCCGCCGAACGGAACGGAAAGCGCAGGGAAGCCGTACTGGTAGTAACTCATGCAGTCGATTTCACCTTCACATAGGATGACGATCCGCATGTTCTTCGGTATAGCCTGCCAGCCATAAAGACACGGCTCACAATCACCCTCAGCCATGATGACCTTCTTCCCGTCAGGCCGTTCGGTGCTGATGCGCTTAACCTGCAACAACTCACCGTCACGTTTGTAGGGAAATGCTAGTGCTTCCAGTTCACGCTCTCCATTCCAGACCTTAGCCGAAGCAACTTCGTACAGCTTCGCCGTCTCTGCGGAGATCCCTCGAGTGGCTAGATATTCGATGTGCTTTTCGGTTTTGGTGAGGTAACGGGCTACTTTCTTGCGGTCTGGTCGGGAAAATTTCTTTTGCTGCTTTGCTGAGAAGTGGTGATCGTCGTCCTTGATGCCCAAAAACTCTTTGGCTTCTGTCATCGCCTGGTGCAATCCACAATCCCTGACAGCTACCCACAAATCCAGAAGATCACCAGCGGTTCCTTCAGCAAAATCAGACCATACTTTCTTCCCTGCCAGGTTAACCTTGAGACTCTTTCCTGACTCTCCGTTAATACTTCCAGCCACCCACTCGTGACTTTCTCGCTTGCCGTTTGGCAAAAGGTACTTCGCTACCCTTTCGACCTGATTCCATAACTGGTCGCTGAGTTCACTTGGCGTCATCATGATGCCCTCAAATCAAACTTGTTGAACCAGTACCGGACAAAACCATCACTCAGCAAACCGTGGTTATAACCGGCGATCAGCAATGCCTTGAGTCGTGATTTCATCGTCACCTCAGTAGTAAACGTATCCGCTCTTACTGACGGTCACGGTCGGTTTCTGTCCGGAGGAATCAGGACCTGCTAATGGCTTCTCGTCCTCCCACCGCTTGCCGTTCAGGTAGGTGGTCGGGTGAAGCTTATCGAAGCCGAACTGTTTGCCAATTCGGGAAGAGATATCACCTGCAAGGAACATGGCGAATTGCTCAGGGGTGCCACCTTTAGCGCGACGCCACTCCTGGTACTGAGTTCTGAATGCAGACTTAGCGTTTTTCTTCCCTGTCTTGTGCATTCCTGCAAGCCAGAAAATCGACTCGAATGCTTCGTCAGTTGCCTGGTGTTTGTTTGTAGGCTGAAGTGATTTTTCTTCATCCGCTCGAACTTGTTCGGGCAGAGTGTTTTTACTTTCTTTCTTTTCTTTTGTAATAGTTTCTTTTGTGTGTCCCTGTTTTGGTGACATGGCTATCACCGTTTTGGTGACATTTTTTGTCACCAATGTAGTGACATTATCACCAGAGTAGTGACATCCTTCGATTTCCCATTCTGTGATGTTCTTGTTTGGCCCGATTTGACTACCTTCACGAATGATTACCTTCATTGCAATAAGCTCATTCTTGGCCTTGTTGACCTTCTGTCTTGGCAGCCTGGTAAGTTGAGCTAACTGGCTGTCAGATATGCGATCCAGCTTCTTACCAAAGCCGTATGTTTTACGGCAAATAGCATGAGCTACCTTGCTCTGATTCTTCGTTAAATCTGCGCCGATAAGCTCGTCATACAGGGCATTTGCAAGACGGGTGTATCCATCTTCAAGTTCTGCCACGCGACGCTCCACGACCGCCAGATACGGTCTTATTGGTGTTACTGTTGCAGGGCTACTCATGACCGTTCTCCTTCCGCTTTAGTTCTTCGATGATGGCTCTCAGCTTTGTACCGACAGCCGGGTTACAGGATTTGATGAACCGGTCACGAGCAATATTTTTATGTACTGACGCCTGGTAAAAACGAGTTTTCTTAGGCATAATTACTCCTGTGAATTGATCCAGTTATTCGGCTAGAATTTCATGGTGATTTGATCGGAATCCTCGACCTCGACCGTCGGGGATTTTTTCTTTGTGAGCACCGCAGCAACTTCTCTTGCCAATCGCGCCATATCGTCATCAACGACACCCCATTCCAGAACTGCCAACAGCATTGCCATCTTCGGCAGCCACGTTTCTTTCCAGCGGGTTATCTGTGCTTTATCGACGCCGATCTCTTTAGCTACGTTGTTGCCACCTTTCATAGCGATACGGTTAAGCAACCAGGACTCAATGCGACGGGCATTGACCTTGTTGCGGTTAATTGAGTTTTCCATTTGTTAAATTCCTAGAGTGTTAAATAGTTAAATAGGCCCATGCGCAGACACGCATAGCCTTTAAGACTTGTTGTTTTGAATCGCCCTTTTTCAGGGCTTAGATGTGATAAGAGCGGGGTGTTTCTTATGCTGCGTTGTTTTCTGGCGGAAAAACATCGTCGAGATTAACTGCCGCGCCTAACTTGTTTAGGCATTCGACCAGTGCTCGGCAAGTTTTAAGGTCTGGGTGTCGCCTACCAGCTTCCCAATGACCTATTGCTCCTTGCGTACACCCGACGATATCAGCCAATGCCGTTTGGGATATCTTTAAAGATTCCCGATACATTTTTAGGTTGCTCATACATCCTCCATAGTAACCATACAGAAACAATACAATATGTACTTTGACAAAGCAAGACAAAAAATACAGAACGTGCATGGATGATGTTAGTACAAAGCGTAATAATGGTGGTATGAATATGAAATGGAACGAACTGGCGAGAGTCAGAATGAAAGAGCTTGGCATAACGCAAGAAATGCTGGCTGAAGAGCTTGGAATGACGCAGGGTGGCGTTGGTCACTGGTTGCGTGGATCTCGACATCCATCACTAGATGAAATCGGGGTTATTTTCCAATATCTTGGGATTTCTAACGTTTCATTTAACCATGACGGTACATTCTCAATAACCGGTGAAGTATCTAATGCTCCCGTAAAAAAACAATATGATTATCCAGTATTTTCCCATGTGCAGGCAGGAATGTTCTCTCCTGAATTTAGGACGTTCACAGAACGAGATGCGGAAAGATGGATAAGCACAACTAAAAAAGCCAGCGATAATGCCTTCTGGCTGGAAGTTGATGGTCATTCTATGACGGCTCCAGCTGGTTCAAAGCCTAGTTTCCCTGAAGGAATGCTAATTCTTGTAGATCCAGAGGAACCGGTTGACCCTGGTGATTTCTGTATCGCCAGATTAGGTGGTGATGAATTCACATTTAAGAAACTGATCAAGGACAGTGGGCAGATATTTCTCCAGCCATTGAACCCTCAATTCCCTATGATGCCGTGTAATGAACACTGTAGGGTTGTTGGAAAAGTCGTTGCTTCTCAGTGGCCAGAAGAGACGTTTGGGTAATTGCCTAAATCATAAAAATTACGAGTTTAAGTGTTTACGATTTTTTGTAAATTATATACAGCAAGGATGTTAGATGAAAAAAATATTAGCAATATTCCTCGTTTCCATCGGCTTATCAGGATGTGCTCAGAAGGTTGACCCACAAATTGCCGCTCAAGCACAACAACCAGTTTACTGCCAGGGTAAAGATCAGTGCGACGCATATTGGTCAAGAGCAAAAGCATGGATAGCCATGAACTCTGGGTGGAAAATTCAAATGGCTGACGAGACGGTTATCTCAACATATAGCCCTGTCGGTAACAGTGCCGTTCTTGGCTATCAGGTAGTTAAGACGCCTCTTGGTGGAGATAAGAGCGAAATAGTAGTTCAAACGGCATGTGCAAATATGTTTGGATGTATCCCGGGCGCTGCTGAGCAGACAGCAAAGCTGAAGAATTACATTAAAGCGCAATAGTTTCTGTAACCTACAATCCAGAACACATTATATCTCACCCGGACACCGCGCCGGGTTTTTTACTGCCCTTTCCTCACGAACTCCGCAGCATCCCTCAGCAATCCCTTGTGAATAACATTACCCACCGCCTTTCTCTTGGCCTCCAGGCTATCCACAATCGCATCCTGACTAATCGCTATCCCACCGATAATCAGCTCAACAACCGCACCACCGATCTCGCCAGCGATGAAAGCTGCACGATCTTCTAGTAGTTCATCCCTTCCCATATCCATTCCTAAACCCATAGCAATGTCCTATTTGATGTTTTTCTGAGCATATCACCATAAATAGAAAATAAATACACCAACAAAACAATACGTTATGGTGTTTCCGCAAAATCATAGAACAAATCGTATTGACCAAATATAAGTACAAGTTGTACTATTAACCCATCAGCAGGACGCACTACTCACCAGGACGGTGAAGCTCTTAAAAATCTGGCGCTGAAAAAGCGCAGTATTCAAAGCAGAAAGCTTTGGGCAAGCGTGTCGTGGAGCTTAGGCCTGGCAACATACGGGCCGGACTGAGAAGCGACTTGAAATCCGGGGATTGAAATAGTCACCGGCGCTTGCACCAAAGCTAACTGACAGGAGATTCACAATGGATGCACAAGCACGCCGCCGCGAACGCCGCGCAGGGAAACAGGCCGAATGGAAAGCTGCAAACCCCCTGTTAGTTGGGGTAAGCGCCAAGCCTAATAACCGCCCTGTTCTGTCGCTGACTCGCAAGCCGAAATCACGCGTAGAAAGCGCTGTGAACCCGATTGATTTAACGGTGCTGGCTGAGTATCTGGAAGAGATGGAAAAACGCGCTGAAGCTGTTGAGCGCAAGAATCATCGCACCTGGTACAAAGATGCGAACCCGTTCGGAAACAAAATTCATGCGGTGCAGAAATCCCGCGGTAAATCGACGCCACTGATTTAATCGGTTACGGCGCGTTAATTAACTTATGAGGTGAGGAAATGGACGAAGATATTGAAGAATTTGAAGACCATCCATCTGACGTGATGGAGCAATACCAGGATTACCCGTATGAATACGACTATTGATACCAATCAATGGTGTGGTCAGTTCAATAGGTGTAAAGGATGCAAACTCGATGCTGAATGCATGGTTAAGCCGGAAGAAATGGCGCTTGTCATCGAAGATGGTAAATACGTTGACCGCTGGGCAATTAGAACCACGGAGATGATTGCCAGAGAACTTGAAGCACAAAAGCAACAGGCTACCAGTTAGGCGGCCTTTTTATTAGCTCACGATACAAACAGAGGGTAAGGCGATGGCGACGTATTTTGACAGAAACGTCATTTGTACCAAAGACGGCGGAGATGGTTTTCAGGTCGGCAATGTATATGAGCTTTTAGAAATCAACGATGTTTATTGCGTAGAAAACGATGACAACAAACCAATCGAGGCATTCCGAGGTGCCGAGAATTGCTGCGCAGGAAATTCTCACTTCGATTACTGGAATCAATAGGCATCCACTGAGCGGACTTTTTAACTGGTAACTATAGAGGGCAAGGTCATGGCAAAAATAGTGTTGGTTTGGAATCCATCGAAAACTGAATGCGTTGGTTTCGTGAAGCGCGATCCTGATGGCACGACATGGGATTGCGGATCAGATGGCGATGCTGAGCATGCTGCTGGTGGAGAGCGATGGAATCCGGTATCAAGCCTAGCTGATAGCTTCAGAGAGCAGTATGAGGACGTTGATGATGAATGCTTTATCCAAACCGTGGAGGTTAACCAAGACTTAGCCACGACGGTTGAAAGAGGAAAAGACGACTAACCCGCTCAGGCGGGTTTTTTATTTCCTCATACCTCAGCGGCTTCTCAGAGGGCGCTTAGTTATGAATGGCGGCTATCCACCGCTTAATTGTATTGCAGCGATGAAAATTGCATGCAGAGGTCTTTAGCTCAGCGGCGCGGCTTAAGCGCGGAGATGATTATGATTAAACAAAATGATGGCGGACCAGCGTTTCCAGAGCCAGTGATGGATTTTGCACAATACAGAGGCATGACGCTGCGTGACTACTTCGCCGCGAAGGCGATGCAGGCATTCATCACAGGAGCAATGAGCGACGGCACTGCATTTAACCCTAAGTCAGGTGACCATGATACTGCTGCGGAAGTTGCATATCTGATAGCAGACGCCATGCTCCGCGCCCGGGAGGCCTCATGACAGTCACCCACAACGGCAAGCAGTACACCGCATCGAAGTTAAACGACAACGAGTGGCAACTCTCATCAGTCGATAAACCTCGCGAGAAAATCACAATGACAAGTCGGCAGATGCACATTGCCGGGTTATTGCAGCAGGTGGAGGGTAAATCATGATTTCACACTACGGAACGACACCAATGATTCGCCAGTGCGTGATGCCTGGAATGATGGCATTGCATGAGGGCCGAACTTATCGCGTCTCAGCCGTCATCCAGGAGCGCAAATGGGTGTATCTGCACACCGATGCAGAGATTATCAGGCTCACAGACTGCGTGATTGACGTTCTTCTGGACGGTCACGGAAACCCTATCCAGCACTAATCACCCTATTCAACCGATCGGCCTGGCTAAAAGCGGGCGGGATCTGCACACCCAAATTTCAGGAGAAACCATGAGCGAAGTAACGGATTTAGTCGTCATTGAGAAACAGAACGCAATGGCGGTATTCACCACCAAAGAGCAGCTCGACCCGATTATTGAGGCGATCGAGAAAGAAGCTCGCAGCCTGGTACCGGATGTGTCGACCCGTAAAGGCCGTGACGCTATCGCATCCATGGCGCATAAGGTTGCCCGTTCAAAAACCTACATCGACAACGCCGGCAAGGATCTGGTTGCTGAGCTTAAAGCCCTGCCGAAGCAGATCGACGAAAGCCGCCGCATTGTGCGTGAGCGGCTGGACGCGCTGAAGGATGAAGTGCGTAAACCTCTCACTGACTGGGAAAACGCCGAGTCGGCAAGAAAGGACGCATTGCAGCAGCGGCTTGCTGATTTGCGATCCCTGGCTGATGTGATTGATGGCGTTGGTAACTACCTGCCGTCAGTTGAAATTCAGCAGCGCATTGAGTCAGCAAAAGCCGTTGCACTTGATGAAAGCTGGCAGGAAGCAGCAGCTGAAGCTGGCGTGGCTAAAGACGCCGCCATCCAACAACTCGAAGCTGCCCTAATCGTCGCAAAACAGCGTGAGCATGAAGCTGCAGAGCTTGAGCGCCTTCGTAAAGAAGCGGAAGAAAAAGCTCGACTGGAACGTGAGGAAAATATTCGACGGGAAGCAGCTGAACGTGCCCGCCGAGATTCCGAAGCGAAGCACAAAGCGGAGATTGAAGCCGCAGCGCGCCGTGAAGCTGAAGAGAAAGCTCGTGCTGAAGCTGCGGAGCGTCAGCGCATCGAAGCGGAACAGCGTGCGCAACGCGAGAAGCTGGAAGCAGAAGAGCGTGCGCGCCGCGAAAAAGAAGAAGCCGTTGCCGCCGAGCGCCGCCGCCTGGAAGAGGCAGAAGCCGCCCGCCTGGCCGAAGAGCAGCGCAAAGCTGAAGAAGAAGCCCGCCGCGCCGCAGACAAAGAGCACCGCCGCACCGTCAATCGTCGTGTCTACGCAGATCTGATTGCTCAGGGCATCCCAGAAGAATACGCACAGAAAGCAGTGCTGGCGATCGCTGGCGGCAAAGTGCAGGACGCGCACATCAAATATTGAGGCAACCATGAACGCATACCTCACTTACGACCGCATCGAAGATCGGCACTGGGCTGAGCAGCAGATCACCGACGAGAAAGAGAAGTGGATCGACGACCGGGCGCAGCAAATCATCGACATGATGCCAAAAGAGCCGTCCGGCCTCTTCCACTTCACGGTCCCGATTGATTCCAGCCCATACGAAGGACTTCGCAGCGATAAAGTTGGCGAGGCCTACAACGACTTCATCTCTGCAGTTGCTTACGCCCAGGCGGAACACGACTGGGAACACCGTACCGGCTGCCCGTTTTAAGGATGGATTATGAGCTTAACCCTTGTTGATTTCGTCAAACAACAGGAGCCGCTTTTCACTAAGGCGGCCACTGACGAGCGGATGGTGTGGGCGAAGGAAAGCCAGTTCGCCATCCAACTATTTCAGAACAACGACTACCTCGCCAAAGTTGCATTCCAGAACCAGACCAGCACGCAGAACGCAATCATCAACGTTGCGGCTATCGGCATTTCGCTAAACCCGGCGCAGAAGCTGGCTTACCTGGTACCGCGTAAAGGGGCTATTTGCCTCGACATCAGTTACATGGGCCTGATGCACATCGCACAGCAGTCTGGCGCCATTAAGTGGTGTCAGTCGGCAATTGTTCGCAGAAACGACCAGTTCCGACGGGAAGGGCTCGATAAGCCGCCGATCCACATCTACAACGACTTTGATACCGAAGAGCAACGCGGGGACATCGTAGGTGCGTATGTAACGGTAAAAACTGACGATGGTGATTATCTCACCCATACGATGCGCATCGATGCCATCTACTCCATCCGTGACAGGTCTGAAGCGTGGAAGAAGTACAAATCTGACAACAGCAAGAAGTGCCCATGGGTCACCGATGAAGAGCAGATGATCCTCAAGACGGTCGTGAAGCAGGCAGCAAAATACTGGCCTCGCCGTGAACGTCTGGATGCCGCCATCGATCACGTCAACACCGAAGGCGAAGAAGGTATTAACTTCGCAGCAGAGCGCCAACCAGAGCGCGATGTCACTCCAGCGGAAAGCGAGATAATCAGCGAAATTAACGACGTTCTTATCTCAATGAATAAAACCTGGGACGATGACCTACTGCCACTTTGTTCAAAAATCTTCCGTCGTGATATTCGCGAATCATCAGATCTAACCCAAACCGAAGCCGTGAAAGCTCTCAGCTTCCTCAAACAGAAGGTGGCAGCATGACACCAGAAATTATCCTTGCCCGGACCGGCATTGACGTAACCACTATCCAACAGGGCGATGAGGCGTGGCACCGGCTGCGCCTCGGCGTCATCACCGCATCAGAAGTTCATAACGTCATTTCAAAACCAAGATCAGGGAAGAAATGGACAGACATGAAAATGTCCTACTTTCACACCCTTCTAGCCGAGGTATGTACCGGAGTCGCACCAGAGGTTAATGCAAAGGCGCTGGCATGGGGTAAGCAGTTCGAGGAAGACGCACGCACCCTCTTCGAGTTCACCACCGACGTGACAGTCACGGAGTCTCCGATCCTTTTCCGTGACGAAAGCATGCGCACCGCTTGTTCCCCTGACGGGCTGTGCAGTGACGGGTTCGGACTTGAACTTAAATGCCCATTCACATCACGCGACTTTATGAAATTCAGACTTGGCGGCTTCGAAGCTATCAAGTCTGCTTACATGGCGCAGGTGCAGTACAGCATGTGGGTGACAGGTAAAGATGCCTGGTATTTCGCAAACTATGACCCGCGCATGAAGCGAGAGGGCATTCACCACGTCATAGTTGATCGGGATCCGCAGTACATGACCGATTTCAACGAAATGGTTCCAGAGTTCATCGAGAAGATGGATGAGGCACTGGCGGAGATCGGCTTCACGTTCGGTGAGCAATGGAGGTAGCGATGAGCGAACTTTGGCAACCGTGGGAAAACCTGTTCTTGCATGAAGTTGGCAGAACAATGCCGGTTCAGGTAATCGCAGAAAAGCTTGAGCGTTCCGAATCGGCAGTCACTCGCCAGGCATCACGTATCGGCGCACCACTTATCAGCAAGATGACCGGCAGACCATGGACGGCAGCCGAGCTTCATCTCTTTGGTAGGTTCTCAGAGGAAGAGATAGCCACGGCAACAGGTCGTTCCATTTACTCAGTCAGAAGCAAGCGTGACGCACTGGCCCGCTCCGGAGGATTAACTATGCGTGAATGGTCAACGGAAGAGTTAGCAATACTCATGCGCTACACCAACGCAGAAGTAGCAGAGATTACCGGTAGGAGTATCGAAGAGGTCGGAGATAAGCGGCTGGCTGTGAATATCGAGCGGAATGGATGGGATGCGAGAAATCCTGAACGGGAGGATTCATGACCGATTACACCGGCAGCAACACGCCAGCAGATCAGCGTGACCTCTGGCGCACACCACCGGCACTCTTCGCAGCATTGGATGCTGAATTCTGCTTTCAACTGGACTCAGCCGCCGCACCGCACAATGCACTGTGCCGCAAGTTCATCACCGCCGAGCAGAACACACTGGAAACACCGTGGGCCGACTACCTCACCCTTCCCGGTTATGCCTGGTTGAACCCACCTTATAGCGACATCACGCCGTTTGTGAAGAAAGCAGCAGCGGAGAGCAAGAACCAGATCGGTACCGTGATGCTAGTTCCGGCTGATACGTCTGTCGGCTGGTTCCGGGAGGCTATCGAGACAGCCAGCGAGGTGAGATTTATCACCGCCGGGCGCCTGGCATTCATTAATCCGATCACCGGTAAGCCAGTCAGCGGCAATAACAAAGGGTCGATGCTCATCATCTGGCGCCCATTCCCGCGTACACACTGCCACTTCGCAACTGTGGAACGGGATGAGCTGATGACTTTCGGGGCGAAACTTCTCGCCCGGCGGGAGGCCGCATGAAGAAGATGACCGTTGAGCAGGAGAACGTGATGCTTTCCGCCGCAAAGCGTTGCAGCGCCGAGTTGAAGGCAGAACTAGCGAAGAAGCCAAAACCAAAATTCGACACTGTCAGCAGGTCGCTACTGGCTAAGCACTTTGAAAAGATAAAGGGACTTGGCGTCCCTTTTTTATTGTTCGTCTACACGATCGGCCGCATCAACGGCCAGTTTAAGGAGCACTGACCATGGCAGATTTTGCAGACGACGCATCAGCCGCCGAAGAGTTACAGCGTGAAGCGGCGTTGAGTGCCCACAGGATTAACCGTGATGCGGTATCTGCTACTCACTGTAGCGAATGTGACGATGAGTTGCCGGAGGATCGCCGGAAAGCATATCCGGGATGCACGATGTGCGTTGAGTGCCTTGCTGTGTTGGAGCTACGGAATAAGCAGAGGGGGATTCTATGAAAGAGCGCGGAATGATTTTCAACGGTGAGATGGTGCGGGCGATTCTGGACGGCCGGAAGACGCAGACCCGGCGGATCATGAAGGTCCAGCCGGAGCCATCGAAATCTCGACCGGGGGATTTTTGGTTTTCTTCGAAAAAATTAGAAAGCATGGTGCATGTTTCTGACCTGGCTCCGGGTAACTCACCTATTGCCGACTGCCATCTTTTCTATCAGGAGCACTGTTGCCCTTACGGCCTGCCTGGCGATCGCATCTGGGTTAGAGAGACCTTCGGTGATTGTGGCGCTCGGCTTGTTTACCGTGCTGACACTGACGATGGGGCGAAATGCAAAGTGAAGCGCTGGACCCCATCAATCCACATGCCGCGCTGGGCCAGCCGAATTTTGTTGGAGATTACTGATGTGCGGGTTGAGCGTCTGGCGTCTATAAGCAACGAAGACGCCCGAACCGAAGGATACCCAGCTGAACGAGAGGCAGACGGCGGCAATAGCGATCCGTGGCTTTGGTTTCGCGATTTGTGGGATGGCATTTACCCAGAGCAAAGCTTCAAGAATAACCCTTGGGTCTGGGTAATCGAATTTAAGGTGGTTCCCAATGTTCAGGATAATCCAGCCTAACACCTACTACGTTGATCATCACTGCACCCCCTGCAAGATAACCCGCACCACCTCCGAAACAGTCCATTACCAGCGAAACGGTCATAACTGCATAGCCATCATGATGCGATTTCAGACGGACTTCGAATGGGTGGACGGTGCGGAGTTAAAGCAGATATGGGATGACCTCGAAACGGCGGCACATTTGAAGAAGCTGCGCGCCAAGCGTGCGGCATGAGGAGAGATTATGCGTATTAAAGAATTACCGACTTTGCCGAAGCTTTTCCGGGTTATCGAGGTTGACTTGGACGTACTTCGCAGCGGCATTGGCGAGGGCGGCGGCGTCATCTTCGACATAGACGCAGTTGTAAAACGCAAGGTGCGCCGGGTGAAGCACGCTGGCGGCTGGAAATGGCAGTTGGTTCGCGAATACCACCTGCAGGAGCGATGTGATTATTGCTTCTGGATCGACAATGAAATTCTCCACGAACTCAACTACGAACTTGGCCTGCTGAAATGACGCAACTGATAGCTGATTCACTGAGTCGGCTATTGGGTGCGAATGCACTGAGGCCCGCCGATGTAGATGGCCGCAAATGTACAAGACATTGTTATAGGGGAACGTATGAACGTCATTGAGTTAAAAGGCATCATCGCTCAGAGGTTTGGTGTTGATATGATCACGACCGCCGCCGAGGATTTCAAAGCCTACGGAGTTCGATTCAAATATCATGGCAACATGTATCGCGCGACAACTGACCTCACCATAGAGAGAGTTGATGGTGGATGCCTGGTTACTGACGACGATACTCGACATATGGAGAATATTCTCCGTGGGGAAGAATGGGATGGTGAGGGGAGGCCACCGGTTGGCTGTGAGTGTGAATTCAACGCTCATGAAAGAGGGTGGGAAAAGCGCTCTGTTTTGTACGCAAGCAAATACACGGTTCTTCTTCGCACCGCCAGGGATGGTGATCCTGAAGAGGCATTCACTCCTGAGGATTTAAAATTCCGCCCCATCCGCTCAGAAGCCGAAAAGAAGCGCGACGAGGCAGTCGCCAAATTAACTGATGCAATCTGCGGAGAAGTTCCTGACACGGGGATGGCAACAGCAGCGAATTATGCCGTCCGTGCTTACGACGCCATCGCCGCCGGAAAGATTCCACACGTTCACATCGAATAGCCGCCTGATGGCGGCTTCTTTTTGCCTGGAGATAACCATGAGCGACATTATTCAACTGGTACCGAACAAATGGGTTTCTGAGGATCTGCTGATCGCCCTGACCGGCCTGACGAAGAACGCGATCAAATCTGCTCGCGAGAAGTCCTGGATGGAAGGCCGTGAGTATCGTCACTACTCCGGCGACTGCCAGCCAAAGGATAACTCACCTATCCTTTATAACCGACACGAAGTTGATAATTGGGTTGAACGTCAACGACCGGCGATCCCGCGCCAGAAATCTGCTTAAATACCCTCCCCATTAAACTAACGCAGGAGATTTTATGTCTGGTTATCCAACTGGAGTGGAGAACCATGGCGGCACTTTGCGCATATGGTTCATATATAACGGAAAAAGGGTCAGGGAAAACCTTGGCGTTGTTGATACTGCGAAGAGCAGGCGCATTGCTGGAGAGCTTCGCGCCTCTGTTTGTTTCGCTATAAAAACGGGTTCATTCGATTACGCCAGGCAGTTCCCACAGTCACCAAACCTGAAGAAGTTCAATATCGCGCCGCCGGGGATAACTGTTTCTGAGCTGGCAGCTAAATGGCTGGAGCTTAAGAGGATGGACTTAACACTTAATGCCCATCTACGATATGTATCGTACATCACGATCGGAACGGATATCCTCGGTGGCAACCGAATGGTCGATTCAATAACACATGAGGATGTGCTTAACGTAAGAAAGGAATTGCTGACCGGCTACCAGATATGTGGGGCGCACCAGAAGAACAGGTCAGTGAAGAAGGGAAGGACTGTGAGGACGGTTAACGTCTACGTTACCTGCATGAAGGGAATGTTTGATTTTGCGGTATTGAATGGGTACATAAGCAAATCACCATTTGCTGCAGTTACCCCGCTCAAAAAATCTAAGTCAGATCCTTCACCACTTACCCGTGATGAGTATCATCGTTTTCTTGAAAAGTGCCCATGCGAACAGATACGTAATCTGTGGAAGCTTGCGTTTAATACTGGCATGCGCCACGGTGAGATATGCGCACTGGCATGGGAGGATATCGACACCAAAAACTGGACGATTCGAATCAGCAGGAACCTTGCAATTTCAGATCACTTCACGCCGCCAAAGACAGAAAGCGGGAACCGGACAATCAACCTCACCACTCCGGCTATCGAAGCGCTAAAAAGCCAGATGGCTTTTACCAGGATGGGGAAACAACACCAGATAGACGTTCACCTAAGAGAGTTTGGCAGAACTCGCCGGGATGAATGCACATTTGTTTTTGTTCCAAGGCTAACGGCAAGGAATGGAAAAGGAGGTGAATGGTACTCGCCCGGGTCATTCTCAGGCACGTGGAACAACATATTAAGAAGGAGCGGGATTCACCACCGCAAGTCATATGAGTCTCGACACACATATGCTTGCTGGGCATTAAGTGCCGGAGCAAACCCCAACTTCATTGCTGCTCAAATGGGGCATACGTCCGCACAGATGGTTTACAGCGTTTACGGTAAATGGATGACAGACAACAATGACAACCAACTGGCAATATTGAACGCTAATTTTGGAGGTAATGCCCCACAGATGCCCCATGCTCAAAACGAGTAG